TGGCTTCAGAATATTTGTTTGAAACAAAAACTGATTCTCCAGTAACAACTATAGGAACTGCAGGAAAAACACTAAGCACTGGAATATCATCAGATCTTTTAGCAAAGACTTCAACAAGAACAGGGCTTATTAAAAATTTCTTATCAACTTCTTTAATAGGAGAGATAACTACGCAAACTCAGCAAGTTCCTGGTTCTGTTCAGTCATCAGCATTTTGTTTGACTGGTCCTAACTTTACAACAAAAGACAAACCAAGAGACTTTATATCCTATGTTCACAAACCTCTGACAGATAAAAAATACAAGCATTTTGGAACAAGAGTTAGACTAATTGGTAAAATAGAAAACAATCAAGACAGAGGTCAGACTGCAAATGGAGCAGCAGCATACTATGTTGTAAATGGATCTACCCCAGATAAAAATGTTACAATCTCTGGAGGATCTGCTGGAATAGCAGTAATGCTAAATCCAACAACCAACGTAGGCTATTATTTTGAAATTGCAGCACTTGGTCTAAACAAGTTGTCAGAAAAAGAAAAGCAAAACGTTCAGAATGTTTTGTTCTATAAGGTTAAGTCTAGTGAAGGAAAAGCAATCCCAGTTCCTCTATACAAGGGTTTGGCTAAGATTATTGTAGATGATGGTAGATTTACTGGTCAGTCAAGAATGTTTGCTGAAGAAAATCCGACGGTATATGATTTAGCAGTAGAGTACGAAGACATAGGAAAGACAAGAAGATTCTACCTATACATAAATGGAACCATGGTAAAGACAGTGGACGACACAGATCCATTGCCAGAGTATTCGAATATTGCATTATTTACTAGAGGCTCTTCAAGAGCAATGTTTGAGAATGTCTATGCATTATGCAATAACTATTCTCAAAATACATCCTTTTCTTTGGGAACTATTGCTAACTCTGTTTTTGCAGATTCTGATATTGATGCAAGCAATTCTTTTAGAAAGTATGCTCTTAGTGGGCTTATTCAAAATACCTACCTTACTGGAATTGGTTCATCAGAACCACCAAAATATAATATTTATTTTGAAGAGTTTGGAAGCATAATGAGAGAAGTAGCAGAATTTAGTTTTAGATATGACAAGGCGTTCCCAGCACTTTCTGCAAAGGTTTCTCCTACATTTAATAATATAAAGGGTTTTGTTATTTCTGGTTTTAGGGCAGGGTCTTACGGTGCAGAATTCTTAGTCTTTAATGCAACAGATACTGCTCTTAGTCTAGACGAGACCAGTGGAAACTATTTAAGAATTCAGGGAATTACTTTTACTCAGCAATCAAATAATACTCTGACAGTCGATCAATATTTTAGCAAGAATAGCCTTATGTCAGATCCAAAATTTGTTGCAGATAAGTTAATATCAAATCCTTTTAAATTTAAACTAGACTATGAAGACATAAAGTTTAGCAGGATGCAGCATGGTAAAAAAGATTTTTCTTTGGACGCTGCCTATATTCAGTCACAAGATGAGGCATCAGAACTAATGAAATGGATTGTTACAAAAATATCAAAACCAAGAAAGTCTTTGGGAGTCAAGATATTCTCTATCCCAACAATTCAACTTGGAGATATAGTGAGTTTAGACTATGTAGAAAATGGAATAAACATTGCAGCAAACCCATCTAATAGATTTGTTGTGTACAATATTGATTTTTCAAGAAGTTCTACTGGTCCAGAAATGCAATTATTTTTAAGTGAGGTAATCTGATGGCAGATACAAGCATGTCAGCAACAGCAGGAATTCCAAGTCCAGTCAACACAAATACTTCTGATGCTGTAAAGATAGCAACGCCAGACTTACTTATATTTGGAGAGCAGGTTGTTGCTATTGAAGTAATGACAGACCTTATATTTGAAGACATAGGTGGTTTTGAACTTGCAACAATATCCAGACATGATTTAGTAAATGGTCAAACAGTAGTATATGCACCAATTAAAAATTTAACAGATCTTTACCTACAATATAATCCAAACAATGTATTAAGGCTTCAGTCTGCTGATTCATTTTTTAGTTCTTTGGCCATATCTTTTGCCAACTATCTTCCAAAGTATGGCAATGGCTATGACTTGGTAGGAACTAATCCAGATTTGACAAAAAGAGTAAAAGTCTACAATGGAAAATCTATATATATCGATCCAATAAGCGGAGACCTTGTAATTAATTTAATAAATATAAAGAAGGATGAGCAGGTAGAGGTTGAAATATTAACTGCTGGAGGTACTTTTGATGATACAATATACTAAGGGAGCAATTAATGATAACTGATGTAGGCAAAAATATTTTAGCAAAGTACCTTGTTGGGCAGACAACATCCTATGCATCCCACATTGCTATAGGATGCGGAACAAAGCCAGTGGCTTCAGACTATTCATTTAGTCCTTCTGAATTGTTAGCCATGAAAAACAAAGAGTCTTTAGATTTTGAAATGATACGCATGCCTATTATCTCTAGGGGTTTTGTTGATGAAGATGGCATTTCAAAGGTTGTTCTCACCGCAGAACTTCCAACCCAAGAAAGATATGAGATTACTGAGGTAGGAATATTTTCTGCAGCATCAAACCCAGTAGCAGGAGCATTTGACAGTAAGATTGTTTATTCTTTTTTAGATACGGATGACTGGAGACATAGCATTGGTGGAGAAGCACCTACAAATATTGTTATTAACTATGGGCCTCTAGATGGAGAAGAAGATAACGGAAACATTAATCAAACAGAAAAGATTTTTGCAACAAACTCTGATAATAGAGTTTTTACTCAGTCTGATAGGGTTAATAGAAATGAAAGATGTAGATTTTTAAATAACATAGTTGCAATCAGAGGCGACGCAGCATCTCTTTCCTATAACCCAGAAGGAAGTATGATTAAAACAACTGATTCAGATTACATTGTATTGGATCAAACCTCTATAAATTTTACCAAGAACAGTCCTCTAGACGAACTTAGACTTGCATTTTCTATTGTTAATGAGGTTGCCAATTCTAACACAGTACCAGATAATGTTAAAATACTTTTAGAGTTTTCTCACGCTGGACCAAATGCAAGTGTTCAGTATGCAAAATTTGCAGTTGACATTGACAACACAGCATATCAAAATGGAACATCTGATAGCACTCATGATTTTGCAAATAACAGGTATGTCGTAGTAAGCAAAACATTTCAAGAGTTAGATAAAAGTTTGAGGTTTAGTTGGGCAGACGTAACAACTGCAAAAATTTATGCCTGCGTCACTAAAGATAATTCAGAGTCTGATTCTTTCTATGTTTGTCTAGATGCATTAAGACTTGAAAATAATACAGCAACAAACTCTCTGTACGGACTAACTGGATATTCTGTAATTAAAAATGTTCAATCTCGACCAATTATAAAGTCAGCAAATACTACAAATTATATAGAGTTTAGATTTGCGCTGGATGTTTAGTTATGACAATTACACCAGATCCTGGAATTAAGAATGTTGTTATTAAAAAAGAATCATTAGGAAAAGTAACAGAAAATAACAAAACTGTTTTAAGGTTTAGAATAGTTTCAGAAGACAAAAACAGAAAGTCTGCCTATTCTCCAATAGTTTTCACTCCATCCGCACCCATCAGTCTTGGCACTGGAGATATTAGACAACTAGGAAATACTTTAATTCTCAGTTGGGCCCCTGCACCTCTCTCTACACAAAAACTATATGATGTTTTTGTAGGTTTTGGTTCTTCTACTCCAACCTATAAAACAACAACTGAATCAACTAATTACTCATTTTTAAAAACAGGAACAACTTCTGTTCGGGCTATTGTTCAGGCATCTTCAATCAACCCAACCTTAAATCAAGACTTAGAGATTTATGATTCTGGAAACTTTGGTCTGGTATAATTAAGTATGGCAATTTTACCAGTACCAGAGCGAGGACAGCCTTTAGACGTAACCTATATCTACCAGATTGTTAAGGCTGTTAATGATTTATCAACTCAGGCTTCTACATCTATTAATAAATATGTTACAGTAGATACTCCAAATGCAGGAAAGCAAAGCGTTAAGACAGCAGAGGCAAGAATTATTGGTGGCTACATCACAGTCACAAATGGTGGAAGCCAGACTGCTGGATCAGCACTTTCATTTTCCTATTCTTTTCCAACCGAATTTAAGTTTGCTCCAATTGTAACAGCAACCCCAGTAAGCACTGGAACTACTTCTGATGCTGGCAAAGATGTAGTCGTTACTCTTTCAAGCATAACCACCTCAAGCGTAGAGGGATCAGTAAAATTTAATGTTGGAGGAATTACAAATGTTGGAATTAACCTTATTGCAATAGGTATCCCCAACTGATGATTTTTTGTAAAAAATGCAAAGGAAGAATGTTTCTGGATAGACAATACACAGAAATAAATAATTTAGAAATGTACTGCATGTCTTGTGGGGCACGATCATTTTTTCATCCACCAAACAATTCTCAGGAGGGCCGATGGCTATTAAAAAGGGAACAATTGAGAGCGAAGGCTACAATGTCCTCCCTGTAATTCCAGGGAATAAAAAGGTTTGGTTCTTAAATGGGGACCTTGTTAGAGTCCACCACTTAAATAAATCTAATGGAATAATGTCTGTTTATAATATTACAAAAGATCAAATTGAAAGTTGTCTAGTTAGTGACTTTAAAAGTAAAAGAGAAAGATCTTATACTGTTGGTCAGACTGCTGATTTAGTTAATCGTCATAAAAAATATATGCCATCACTAATGAAACGAGGAATCATTCCATTTCCAACAGGATCTCAAAAGGGTGGAGCAAGAGGGTTTCAAGTAAGATCATATTACTCCGAATCGCAAGTAAGAGAGATACGTGATATACTTGCTTCATACCACATTGGTAGACCAAGAAAAGATAAATTAATTACTAATGATATTACGCCTAGCAAGCAAGAGTTGACACGCAGGATGGGCGATGGTATACTTACATATAGAAGAACAGAAGACGGACAGTTTGTTCCAATTTGGAGCGAGTCTATTTAACGAAGGGTATAAAATGGAAAACGAAGAGACAAAGGTATCTGTTACACTTGGATACACGCTTAACCTTGGTAACTTTCAATCACTAAGACTTGATCTTGGTGTTGTAGATTCAAGACGTAGTGGAGAAACTCCAGATCAAGCATTTGAGCGAGTCTATAAGTTTGTTGAAGATAAACTTACAGAAAAAATTAAAGAAGCACAAGAAGAGGCTGCTGAAGGATAATGGCAGAACGCAAAGACCGTATGGCTTTGCTTTCAAGATACAGCAAGTATCATACCGCAAGGTACGAATCAAAGCCATCTCTTAATTTAAATGTAGAGCAGTGGGCATCAGATGCCCTTGTAGAATCATATACATTATCAGGGTGCTACGATATACTTGAGTATTACTTTGCTGTTTCAGAAACCCCATCGTGGAATTACTTTGCATACAATGCAGAAAAAATATTACAAGCAAAAAAAGATAGACTAAAAGATAGTCAAGAAAGAGCAGAGCGTAGACGAATGGCTAAGGAGTGGTTAAGTGAATAACACAGAGGCAAAACTGCTTACGGCTGTTCTGAAAGATAAGCAGATCCACGTTCTTCTTCAGGCAAATGTGGACAACCTTCTAAGGACCCACGGAGACATTTGGAACTTTGTAAGACTGTATTTTGAAAATAACTCAGTACTTCCTCCAGTAGAGTTAGTTACTGAAAAGTTTAGAGACTTTGAGCCAGTTGCTGGTATTGGTGCAACAAAGCATCATCTTGAAGAACTTCAGGGAGAATATCTAACAGATAGCCTTAAAGACATTATTAGATCAGCAGCATCTGAAATTCAGAATAACAATGGAACTGTTGCCCTTAATGAACTTATTACAAAAACTTCAGAACTAAAAAAGAATACTGCTGCTATTCGTGATATCGATGTAACAGATCTAGAGTCTGCTATTGCTTACTTTGAAAATGTAAAGAAGCAGCAAGCCCTAGGTCATGTTGGCATTAAGACTGGCTTGCCAGGATTTGATAACTATTTGCCGTCTGGAATTATGCCAGGTCAATTAGGGGTCTTTTTAGCATACCCAGGTATAGGAAAGTCATGGTTAGCCCTGTACTTCGCTGTACAGGCCTGGAAACAGGGTAAGACACCCCTTGTAATCTCTCTTGAGATGTCTGAGACAGAAGTTCGTAACCGTGTATTTACTATCATGGGTGAGGGCCGTTGGTCTCACAGAAAGATCAGTAATGGCGAGATTGAAATTGACATGTTAAAAGAATGGCATGCAAAGAATCTTCAAGGAAAGCCAGAGTTTCATATTATCTCAAATGATCAGGGCGGAGAGATTAATCCTTCTGTACTTCGTGGAAAGATTGACCAGTACAAGCCAGACTTTGTAATTGTTGATTATCTTCAGTTGATGGCTCCTAACCAGAAGTCAGATAATGAAACGGTACGAATGAAGAACCTCTCAAGAGAACTTAAACTGATGGCTATTGGCGAAGAAGTTCCTATCATTGCTATCTCATCTGCCACACCAGATGATGTTAATGACCTGTCGTCAGTTCCTACATTGGGTCAAACTGCTTGGTCTAGACAGATTGCCTACGATGCTGACTGGGTATTAGCCCTTGGCCGTGGCACCAATAGCGATATTATTGAGTGTGCCTTTAGGAAGAACCGTAATGGTTTTATGGGAGATTTCCTTGTTCAATGCGATTTTGACAAGGGATATTACAGATATAAAGACTTTGAAGATAAGTAGTTATAATATGGTATGTCAAATAAGAGTGCTACCACTAATGATTCATATCATCACAAGTCGATTAAGCGTTTCTGTCTTGACGGAATAATACATGATGATTCAATGATCGGCAGGCTTAAACAAGAGTATGTGAGATTATTGATATCAGAAATGAAACTAAGTGGGTATGTGCCAAGAATTGATCTTGACCCAGACTTCACTATAAGGTATAATGAGATAAAGAACTTTTTTGAATTTGAACTATCAATACATGCAGTTTACGCAGGGAAAAGGAAAAGCGAATGGATAGCAGGAATAGACGGAACCAATCCAATCTTTATTCCGCAGAACAAGTCAAGCGAGTCCTTACAGGATCGGGTATTACCGTAGAGTCTGAACTTGATGCAGACTTTATGATATTTTGTCCATTTCACAACAACCATAGAACACCAGCAGGAGAGGTACAAAAGGATAGCGGAATGTTCTTTTGTTTTTCTTGTCAAAAGTCTGCAGACCTTATAGAACTTGTTATGCATACATCTGGAAGAACATACTTTGAGTCTGCTAGATTTATTAAGAGCAAAGAGAAGTTGACCAATCTTACTACCGAAATTGATAAGGCACTTGTGAAAGAAGAACAATACAAAACATTTGATGAATTAATTATTAAAAGATTACACAATAATCTAGTTGCTTCAGAAAGAGCAAGAAATTATTTTACATATAGAAAAATTGAAAAGTCTTCTTGCATAAAGTTTTCATTAGGGTATTCAGAAAAGCAAGATATGGTAACAGTTCCAGTACACAGTCCAGACGGAATACCTTTAGGCTTTGTCGGCAGATCTATCGAAGGAAAAGATTTTAAGAATACTCCAGGTCTTCCAAAAAGTAAAACACTTTTTAACTTGCACAGAGTTAAGAAATCTGATAGAGTATATGTGGTGGAGTCATCATTTGATGCCATTAGGCTTGATCAGGTAGGACTGCCAGCAGTCGCAACCCTGGGCGCAAATGTGTCAAGCACACAAATAGAATTGCTTCAGAAGTATTTTAATAACATTATTGTTATTGCTGATAATGATGAAGCGGGAGGAAACATGAAAGATAGGATAGTTGAAAAACTTTCTACTCGTGTTTCTGTTATTAAACTAAACACAAAATATAAAGACATTGGGGATATGCCAGACGAAGAACTTAAGAACTTAGAGTTCCAGTTTGACAAATCAATATCTCTTATGCTAAACTAATACAAACACACAAAGGAGAAATAATATGAGCATTGTAAAGGGAATCAAGAACATCAACGCCCTGCTCGACAGACCAAAGTATGAAAACGAAGGACCAAAGGTTAAGTGGCTAAAACTTGCCGATGGACAATCAGTAAAGATCCGATTCATTGAAGAACTTGATGAGGATTCTGCAAACTATAACGAAAAGCGTGGACTTGCACTAGTTGTTAAGGAGCACGTAAATCCAAAGGACTACAAGCGTAAGGCTGTAGACACAATGGAATCAGAAGGCCGTGACTGGGCAGAAGAAATGCACCGTAAGGATCCAAAGGCTGGATGGCGTGGTCGTCTTCGCTTCTATTGCAACGTGCTAGTTGACGACGGGATCGAAGCACCATATGTTGCAATCTGGTCAATGGGTATCAGCAAGCAATCATCATTTAATACAATTCGTGAGTATGCACTTGAAACAGGAAGCATCTCAAACGTGCTATGGAAGTTAAAGCGTAATGGTCAGGGAACTGAAACCAATTACACACTTATTCCATCAGCACCAGATAAGGAACCATTTGATTGGGGAACAATCGAGCCTTATCCATTGGAGTCAGCACTAAAGAAGATTCCATACGCAGAACAAGAAGCGTTCTACTTGGGCTTTGACGGCCCATCTGCCACTTCAGCAACTAACGCTGATTGGTAATATGAACTACGTCGGCTTACATGTCCACACCCATTTTAGTTTATTTGATGGGATTGCTACTCCAGAAGAATATGTTGACCGTGCAGTTGAGTTAGGGATGCCAGCAATTGCCATCACTGACCACGGTACTTTATCTGGGCATAGGGAACTGCACCGTATTGCAAAAGCAAAGGGCATTAAGCCAATTCTAGGTCTAGAAGGATACATGTGTGCAGACATATCTGATAAAAGAGATAAGTCTGAAAGAGAAGGTCAGCAAGATCTTGTCTACAATCACATTATCCTTCTAGCCAAGAATCAAATTGGTTTAGAAAACCTTAACAAGATTAGTGAACTATCTTGGACAGATGGTTTCTTTAAAAAGCCAAGGTTTGATTTTACTATATTGGAAAAGTACAAAGAGGGAATCATTGTTACCTCTGCTTGTCCAAGTAGCGTTTTAGTTAAGGCACTTGAAGAAGAAGAGTTTGCTCTTGCCAAGAAGTATATATCTTGGTTTAAGGAAAGATTTGAGGATGACTACTACATCGAGGTCATGCCACATAATGATGCACAGATCAATAAGTATCTTATAGAACTTGCAGATGAGTTTGGAATTAAAGTAGTTGTAACACCTGACTGCCACCATGTTGACTCATCTCAAAAAGAAGTTCAAGAGTTTAAGTTGCTCATGAACACTCATGGCAAGTTTGTTAAAGATGCAACATATGAAAAGTCAAAGAAAAAAGGTAGCATGATGGAACGCCTTGACTACCTTTATGGCGAAGACCGTCAGATTACTTTTAATAAGTTTGATATTCACCTGCTCTCATATGAAGAGATGAAAGCAGCGATGGAATCGCAGGGTATTGATAGACCAGACATCTACTCAAACACACTCCTATTAGCAGAGACAGTAGGAGACTATGGCATTCAAGAAGGGCTAAATCTTCTGCCAGTACAGTACAAGAGTCCTGATAAGGAACTTGCTAAGGCTGCACTAGAAGGATTGGTAGAACGAGGTTTGTCAGAAAATCAGGAGTATCTTGATAGACTTGATGAAGAGTTAAAAATTATTAAAGATAAAAAGTTTGCTCCATACTTCCTTGTTGTAAGCAATATGATTAACTGGGCAAAGAAGGAAGAGATTATGGTTGGCCCAGGCCGTGGTTCTTCTGCTGGATCTCTTGTTTGTTATGCACTAAAGATTACAGACATTGATCCTATTGAGCATAATCTTTTGTTCTTCCGCTTTATCAATCCAGAGCGCAATGACTTTCCAGATATTGATACAGACATTCAAGATACTCGTCGTGAAGAAGTTAAAGACTATCTAGTTAGACAGTATAGGCATGTTGCATCTATTGCTACCTTCCTTGAGTTTACTGGCAAAGGAATTGTTAGAGATGTTTCACGAGTACTAAACATTCCACTATCAGATGTAAATAAGGTTCTAAAGACTGTAGACTCGTGGGATGATTTCTGTACATCAAAATCAACATATGAATTTCGTGAGAAGTATCCAGAAGTAGAGATTTATGGAGAACAACTTCGTGGTCGAATTCGTGGAACAGGAATCCACGCTGCTGGTGTTGTGACTGCAAAAGAACCAATCTTTAGATATGCACCACTAGAAACAAGATCCTCTACAGGGTCAGATGAAAGAATTCCTGTTGTAGGTGTTGATATGGAAGAGGCTGAAAGAATTGGTTTGATTAAGATTGATGCACTTGGTCTTAAGACTTTATCTGTTCTTAAGAACACAATTGACATAATCAAAGAGCGAGATGGCAAGAAGATTGACCTTCTTAAAATCAAGATGGACGATGCAAATGTTTATCAGATGCTATCAGATGGATACACAAAAGGTGTGTTCCAGTGTGAAGCAGCACCATATACAAACCTTCTTGTTAAGATGGGCGTTAAGAACCTAAACGAACTTGCAGCATCGAATGCTCTTGTTCGTCCAGGTGCTATGAATACTATTGGAAAAGACTATGTTGATCGCAAGCATGGTCGTCAAAATATATCCTATACACATCAAGTACTAAAGGAATTTACGGAGGACACTTATGGCTGTATTCTTTACCAGGAACAAGTTATGCAAGCATGCGTACACCTTGGCGGTATGTCCATGTCGGAAGCAGATAAAGTTAGAAAGATCATTGGAAAGAAAAAGGATGCTAAAGAATTTGATCAGTTTAAAGAAAAATTCGTAGAGGGTGCATCAAAGTTTATTGCTCCAAACCTTGCTCGTGACCTATGGCATGACTTTGAGGCTCACGCAGGGTACTCATTTAACAAGTCTCACGCAGTAGCATACTCAACGCTATCCTACTGGACAGCCTGGCTAAAATATTATTATCCACTTGAGTTTATGTACTCGGTGCTAAAAAATGAAAAGGACAAAGATGCGAGAACTGAATACCTTATTGAAGCAAAAAGAATGGGGATTAGCGTTAAGTTACCTCACATTAACGATTCGGATATCGATTTTAAGATCGAGGGTAAAGGTATTAGGTTTGGACTCAGTGCTATCAAGTTCATATCTGACAAAATTGGTGAACGATACATATCGGCACGACCATTTAATTCGTACAAAGAACTTGAAGAATTTACATTTACCAAGGGTAACGGAGTAAACAGTCGTGCACTACAGGCACTGAGGGCAATTGGTGCTGCAACATTTAATGACAACCCTAGAAATGATCAAGAGATTAAAGAGAACTTGTATGAGTATTTAAACCTTCCAGAGTTTAATATCACCATTCCTTCTCATTACTATGCTTTTATTCAAGACATTGTTGACTTTGAAGAAAAAGGATCATACATTTTTATGGGTATGGTAAAATCAATTAAGCGAGGAACAGGATGGTCACGAGTTGAAATTTTGGACAAAACTGGCAGTGTCGGTATATTTGATGATGAAAATACAACTATTGAGACGGGTCGCTCTTATCTGGTCTTGTGTAATGATAACAGGATTGTTTCTTTCATACCTTCAGATGAGATAAAAGAATCATCACATGCTCTTGTAAAGTTCTTGAGTTATAAGCAACTTCCTTACAAAGATGATGAGATGTTTGTGGTTTCATTTAAGCCAAGAATAACAAAGGCTGGCAAGAAAATGGCATCTCTTACGCTTGCAGACACAAGCAGAGACCTGCACTCTATTACAGTTTTTCCTACATCTTTTGCAAAAGCCTATATGCATATTGAAGAAGGAAAGTCATACAAGTTTGATTTTGGCAAGACTAAAGACGGAACAGTAACATTGGAGGATGTACATGTCAGTTAGTATAGAAGAAGCGTTAGCACAACTTGACCCTAAGTTGAGAAAGAGATTGGGTAGCGGAGTAGGGGTTAACTATGAATACCAGCCCACACCTAGTTTTGGTTTAAACCGTGCTTTAGGAGGAGGTCTCCCTTATGGTAGACAAGTCCTTATCTGGGGCTCTAAGTCTTCTGCAAAGTCCTCTATGTGCCTTCAGATGATTGCTCTAGCACAAGCAGAAGGAAAGTTGTGTGCTTGGATTGACTCAGAGATGTCCTACTCAGAAGACTGGGCTAGAACACTTGGGGTAGATCCAGAAAAACTAATCTATTCACAAGCAAGAACTATTAGCGATATGGTGGATGTAGGTGTTGGATTAATGAATGCAGGAGTTGATTTAATTGTGGTAGACTCTATTACATCAATGCTTCCAGCAATTTATTTTGAAAAAGATACAGATGAAATGAAGGCATTAGAAAATACTAAACAGATTGGAGCAGAATCTCGTGACTTTAGTAACGCATGGAAAATGCTTAACTATGCAAACAATAAAGTTAAGCCAACTCTGCTTGTTCTTATTTCTCAGTCTCGTAACAATATTAATGCTATGTATACTAGCCAGCAGCCTTCTGGTGGTCAGGCTACTAAGTTTTATTCCTCATGTATTGTTAAACTCTTTTCTTCAGAGTCAGACAATCAAGCAATTAAGGGCAAGATCAAGGTAGG